TAATATTTCATTGTAAGCCTGGGCTTGGAATTGCGTAACTGACTCAGCCAAAAGCGGATGCATCACGCCGGATGCTCCTTCAAATGGTTGAGATCTTTCTTCGTACTTCATGCCAAGATACTCAAGGCCATCACGATAGGTTTGTTCCCAGTCTTCACGTGAAGCTTTATCAGCTTCGACATTGCCCATGAGATCGTTTTTGATTTGACCTAAGTCTTGGTCGTCTAGAACTTCTGCTAAGTTTTGATAGAAATCAGTAGCATCCAGCGGAGGAGCAACGGCACCAAAAACTAAAGTGCCATCCTCTAATTGTTCAAATGAATCTAGATCAAAGTTGTTCTCTTCGAGTTCAACCTCTACATCCATCTCTTTGGATCTGTCTCTTACCTTTAACTCAACTTGTTCGTCAAAGGTGATTGCCTTATCTACTGATGCCATTTATTTTCTCCCTTTTAGATATGCTTTTCCATATCCTTTTGTAGCTAACCCACCTTTAAACATTTTTTTAGGTTTAGATTGCACGGATTCTAAATGAGGCTGTTTGCTTCTAAGCTCATCAATTTCTTTCATAACTTTTTTATGAGCTGGAGAACCATATGGTAAATCCATTCCTTTGTTGTAAAGCGTTAAAAGCTTTACTCTATCTTCTTCTTTCATTGCGTTATAAAGCAATTTTTTTACAACTTTCTTTTTACCCATTTACTTTTTCTTCATGAAAGCTTTGCCGTGACCTTTAATAGCTATGCCACCGCCTTTATATTTTTTAACCATGCCACCTTTTTTGAAAGGTGTGGCGGCTTTTTTTAGTCCTTCAGAAACTTTACTTCCAGGAGCCACAAGTGTAGAAAGAGCAGCAGCTCCTTGTAGTGGAAGAGTGGCTTTTTTATAAGCGCCCCTAGCTGCTCCTTTGATTAGTTTTCCTAATGCTTTTTTCATTACTTTTTCTTTTTTGTAAAAGCCTTGCCAAGACCTTTCATGGCTAGCCCACCGCCAGCCATTTTCTTAGGTTTGCCTGAAAGAAGATCTTCAGCCATTTTAGTAAGTTCTTTATTGACGTTGCCTCTAGCATCTTTGATGATGGGCACGCCTTTCTCTGTGGTAACAACACCTATCTTGGTTGGCTTGCCGTACACATCGTCAATCATTTTTTGAATTTCAGGATCTTTGGATTTTAATCCAAGATTACCCTTACGCATTCTTTTCTTGACAGACTCTGGTATCTTTCCTTCTTTTAGAAGTTTGTAGCCTTCTTTGATAAATTTTTTCTTAGACACTTTGTTGTCTCTGTTGTCTAGCAGCTCTACCGCCGCAAGCCATGCCGCCATCTTTCATCTTAGCATAACCGCCTTTCTTCATTTTCTTAACAGAGCCGCCGTCTTTCATTTTAGCGTAGCCACCTTTCTTCATGTTTTTGGTTTCTGGCTTTTTAGTTTTAGATCTGTTGTATTCAGCCAAAGTATCAAAGCCTGCTTTCTTAACTTCGTCCATGGTCACAGTGCTGTACTTCTTGCCACGCCATGTGAAAGTTTTGTCAGTACCTAATTCTTTTCTAGCAGATTTGAAAGCTTCGTTGAAAGACATTTTATCCATATCTTTTTTCTTGCCAGCCATACCGCCACCAATAACACCAGCAGTGATTGCACCTGCACCAATCTTTTGTTTGGTAGTTGGAGTTTTAGCTGGTACTGGTTTAGCTTTTGCGCTAGGTTTAGCAGGAGCTTTCTTAGTTACGCCAGTAGCTTTAGGAGATTGCTTTTTAGTTACGCCTGTAGCCTTTGGTTTTGCTGTAGCAGATTTAGGTGGTCTGCCCGGACCTCTTTTTGGTGGAGTAGCAGACTTAGGTGGTCTACCTCTTTTCTTTGGAGCTGCCTTTGTACCTTTCTTTAGAAGATCGGTGAAAAATTTTTTTATTGCCATTGTTTGTTACCTCTAATAATAAATTCGTTGTTTGGGTATTGGCTCCTCATCTTCTTCATCGGTTGCCAATCTTACAAAGTTACCCTGACGAAATCTCATTATAGCTTGCGTAGTGGAATCTACAAAGTCATCGTTTTCTCCGTACGGAAAAGCTGCGCATTCTTCCATGACCTCATCCGCAAAGATGGTGTCCGGTGCCCATACCATGCCTGCTTCAAACACGGGCGAAACCGAATGCACACGAGTAACTTTGTCTCTTCCTTTCGTGGGACGATAGTTCACAACAGGTATTCCCATCATCCTCAGTTCGTGCGTCAAAGGCAAACCACTTGCTTGTGATTCTATCAGTACACAGTCAGGTTGCCAATACATATATTCGTCATAGGCCATGGCTTTTAATTCTGGAAAGTCCCAGCGACCCCTTTTTGCGTCTAAGAGAATGATGGATTCAGGAGCAGATTCGCTGGGACGGAAAACGCCCCAAGTGGTAATGGCACTAAAGTCAGCCGTTTCCTTGGCACTAAAAGCAGTATCGTACGATTGCAAAATGTAACTGCAATGCGGTGGCTCTTCAGCTTCCCATGCTTGCCACCATTCACGCTTAAGCAGAGCTCCTTCTTCGGAGGTAGGATTCTGCATGTACTGAGCATTCCACTTGGCAACCGGAAGCGATGCTTTCACGGATTCTAATTCTTCGATCTTCCAAAACCCTGGCCACAGAGGTTCCCCGTTTTCTAAAATCGCTGGAAGCTCCACGACCTCCCATTGATCGGCATGGGGCTCGGACATTCTACGGATCAGCTTCTCGGTGAGATCAAGAGTAGACCAGCGAGTCATGACGATCACGATAATACCGCCGGGCTGTAAACGCTGGCGAGGGCCAGAGGTGTACCACTCGTAAGCGGATTCTAGTGCAGACGCTGAGAGGGCGTCCTGTTCTGAATGAGGATCGTCAATGATAAGGAGGTCAGCACCTCGACCCGTGATGGCTCCGCCAACACCTGCCGCAAAATATTCTCCTCCATGGTTGGTTTCCCAACGTCCTGCTGATTTACTGTCAGCTGAGAGGCTAACGTTTTCAAAGATCTGTCTATACTCATTGGTATCCATTAGGTTCCGAACTTTACGTCCGAACCGTGCAGATAATTCTGCCGTATGCGTAGTTTGCATTATTTTCATGTCCGGGCGCAACCCCATAATCCAACTGGGAAAGAAAACGCTGGCGAACTCGGACTTAGTATGACGAGGTGGCATGTTGATAATCAGGCGCTTGCACTTGCCTTGAGCGACAGCTTCGAGCTTTTTGGCGAAGAGCTTGTGGTGCTCGCCTTCGATGAAGCCGTCCCAGACATGCTTAACGTATTTGATGAAGTCTTTCTTGGCTTCACCGCTGGTATCTAATTTTTTTATGCGATCTTGAATAGCTACAATCTCTTTGAGCTTTTCATCTGATACATGATCTAAGAACGGTCTCTTCTCCATATTGGGAATATGGTACCTCAATAGGGATCCTAAAAGTAAATTTTTGTAGATTGTTTGTGTAAATTGTTATTTTACTAGCCAACTATAAAACGGCACGGCTCTTTATATGGGGGTGGGGTCGGCTCAAAATGCTTTGGCAAAATTTGGGGTCAGACCCAAAAGAGACCCAAATATATATGTGTAAAATAATGTATATAAAGTGTTGACGATTTGTTATTAATCATGCTACAATTTACTTATAAATTGCTAGGGAATGAACCCTAACAAAAAGTGGAGATAAGAACTATGTTTAAACAACTAGATCAAATCAAAAAACTAACACAACTTAAAGCTGAGTTGTCTTACAGTGAAGATGTTAAAAACTACATCGAAGCTGAAAAGCAACTTAATAGCTTGAAGTCAGTTGTTAGAGGGGAGATTGCTAGCAATCTCATAATTAAACCTTCAGGCTTTGGAATTCCTAAGACTTTCAAATCTTGGACTGATGCCAACATGGTTGATGCTCATATCACCAAAGATAGAAAGCAAGTTATTGGCATTCTTAAAGGCGATAAAGTGCTAGCTGATATCAGACTTCAGCACTTTGCACCTAAAGAAGTCAAGGCTTACTCAGCTTTCTCAATCAAAGGATGGGTGGGCTAATGAATGTTGAATTATCTTACATGGAGGATAGCGTTGTAAAAGACGCTATCCAATTCATAACCTATGTTAGACCAAATCTGGCTGAGGGCATCAAATCAGTTGAAGACTATAACAGTGGTGGGCATTTCATTCACTTACTTCTTCACTTGAAAGATAATCGCATATTTGTGTTTCATCATATGTCAGATCCAAAATCACTAAAGTGCTGGATGTCTGAAATATCTTTTAAGTCTTATGAAAGTATTGATGATTACCTCATTGATGAAGATGGCTTTGGCTTTGAACCAAACAAAGACAACTATGACAATAGATGTTGGAGCATGGAGGAAGAAGAACTTAGCTAATAGGTGGGGAGGGCTTCAAGCCCTCCCTTTTTTAATGTATAATCTATGTATAACTACTAAAGGAGGACGTTATGCCAAATCATACTAGAAATATCGTTGACATCTCAGTCAACAGTGGGGAGACCAAAGAGATCTTTGCACTAGCTGAACTAAAAGCCAAGCTAGACATCGCAAACGGTAACTTTGATTTCAATTCATTAATACCAATGCCAAAGCCATTGACTGAAGCATTAGACCGTGAAGATGTTTCTGATCATCCTGATTGGGAATTAATCCACGGTTGCTATGTGCCAAAGTCAAAGCTTAAACGCCAACGATGGCTTAAGCTTTATGGTGCTACTAATTGGTACGATTGGAGCTGTGCAAATTGGGGGACTAAGTGGAACTCTTACGATGTTTGGATTGAAGTAGATACCAAAGATACGCTTGAGGTTGACTTCTCGACTGCATGGTCTGCACCTATTCCCATCTTCTTGGAGGTAGAAAGATATTGCCAAGAACATGGGCTTGGTCTCAGTTGGAGCGTGTCTTTTGAAGACGATGACTATGATAATAGTTATGAACTAACTGAGGAAGATTTAACCGAGTGGGCTTCTTAGCCCACTCACTTTTGTGGAGAAAATTATGCTTAAAGAATATAGAGTAGTACGCAGAAATGTTGTGCGTGAGGAGACTTTTATTTTAGCTAGCAATTGGGAAGAAGCTGAAGAGAAAGCCATTGAAAAAGATGAATGGGAATATCTCTCAGGTGATACAACTTTTGAAACAAGTGAGGAGGAATGATGAAAGTAAAAGATCTAATTAAAGAACTACAGCAACAAGACCAAGATAAAACTGTAAACATCTTTATTCCTAAAGTGTTTGGAGAAGACAGTATAGAAGATATTTATAGTGAAGATATCTTAGATGTTATTGATCAAGATGATACTGTAGAAATTTATTGTTTAAAAGAGGACTAATGCAATTCTTCTTTCAATCTGAAGAACTGGGGCTGATCCAATGGGATTATGCCCCAGTCCATAAGCAAGCCGAGCCTGGCCGAGTTGCCAGAATGTTTCACCAGACTTGGATACCCAAGGCCGCAGATATCCGGGTAATAACCCGGCTGGACCCGGAAGCTACACGCCGGGCCGCAAAAGAAATATACGCAGGCCTGGCCGAGAACCTGGAACTTACCAGATCGCACATTAACGCAACCGCACGCAAGCGCAGAGCAAAAAATTCTAATAAAAATTAATTTGTAATTCTGTGTGTATTGGGTGTATAATTAACTAGTTAACCATTTATACCATAAGGAGGGAACATGGGAACACGAAGTAACGTAGCATATGAAAAAGAAGATGGCACAATAGTCGCTACCTATTGTCATTATGATGGCTATCTTGAATATAACGGTGTAATGCTTTTGAAGTATTACAACGGAGAGAAGCAAGCAAGAGACTTGGTAGACAATGGCTACATGTCTTCGCTTTGCTCAACCATTGAAGAAATAAATAAAGGTAGAGTTCATAAGGAAAAGCCTACAACTTATCCAAATGAATTTGTATTCATGGACAGTCTAGATGCATTGTTCATTGAATATGTTTATCTTTTCAAAAAAGGTCAGTGGTATGTTGCAGACTCTCACAGACTAGATACACCTAACGGATATCGTGAGGGTAGCTATTATCATTCTGCTTTTGTGCCACTTCTTGAAGTGGTAACCGTTGACATGATGAAGGAGATAGCATAATGACAAAGCTAACCTTTAACTCTAACAAGTCTTTAAAGTCTCTCGCAAGGGAGACTTTGAAGGCTAGTGAATTCAAAATTCCATACGAGAATAAAACGACTGATGAGAAAGGCTTCTTTCTTGTCAAGGATGAAGGCATTTATCTTATGAATGCATTCAAGGCAAGCAATGGGAAGACACCCAAAGAAAATGGCTTTGTTGTCTATGCTAGTGGATTTAATCCCAAGCATGACAAGGGCGATTTATGGGACAGAACCCACGACATAAGTGGCGATGACTTCGCAGAGTTTATACCCTTCGAAGAAGAAGCCCTCATGCGGATTGCTAGTGGTGGCAATGTTCACATTAGATTAAGTGAAGAAACCTTGGAGATCACAGCATGATTAGATTAGGTTTCTTTTATGGAATGGCTAGTTCGTTAGGACTAGCCCTTCCTCTTATCTTCATAAGTCAAGGCCAAGTATCTATTGGTTATTGCTTATTAATATTTATGTCCGGAATTGTTTTTGGTATTGCGGTTCGCAAGCTTATAAGGGGGTGCTAAATGAATGACCCAAGAATACTAGACGCAATTCTGCTGGCGGAGGGGGTGACCCCTCCGTCTTCTGAAAAGGATCTGATCCAAGCCTGGCAACTGTTGGTAGATACCGGCATGGCCTGGCAACTTCAAGGATGGTTTGGCCGCAGAGCGCAAGACTTAATAGACGAAGGATTGATTAACCCTCCGGGGAACGCCGGGTCTTAGGACCCGGCACCCTTTACATTTGGGGTCGCAAATGTTATGGTGCGCAAATATCTTATCTCCACAAGATAGTTTCTCCAAGGAAACAAACACACACCAGGGGGCGCAAGCCCCCATTTTTTTATCCAGCACATACCAGATCGCAAAAAGCCGCCAGTATCCCGGCGTAAAAAAATGTTTGCAATTAAATGTATATCCGATGTATAATAAGACATGCTTTGATGAAAGCCGTTCTTTATAAAATCCAAGGTTGCTTGGTTAAGGTGAAGTGGATAAGCGGAAACCGGCTGCCACGCCAGAGCTAGCCAGTTAGGGTAATCGATAAACGCCCGGACGAAACAGCCCTTCCGGGACTGGCGCCCAGTAAGTCCAGAGCCGCAAGGCAATATAGGCGGACTCAATCTACCGGGCCGAATAGGTAGAACGCAAGAACCCGGTTCACGCCGGGTTTTTTTATGCCCGGAAGAACCCCGGAACAGTCCCGGCCGCAAGCAGCCAGGGGGATCAGATCCAAAACGCACGCACACGCACGCAGAAACACGCACAAGAACGCAAAAATAAAACCAGGTGTGCGCACAAGGACGCAAAAGAACGCAAAAGGGGGTGAAAATATGGGGGCTAGGGGTGGGAGGGTTCTTATTCTCAATAATCAGACAAAATCAAAACTTTTTTTTATCAACAATTATCTTGTGCATTGTGTTAGTTCATGTATAATTAATGTATAAGTCTTAGGAGGACGTATGACAGATAAAACTATAAATAAATTAAGAGCCCTAGTTTTTGATCACATCAATAACTATATGGACGAAGCAAAATTTCCAGAAGATAAAGCTATATTAATTCACTGTGCGGAATTGAAAGGCTTTGTATATCTCAATTTAGATACGGGAAAATTTAAAAGCGGACATTTAGCGGACATGATAAAACTTTTATCAACTGAAGCTTTACTATCTTTTATGGAAAAAAGATTTCAATTAGTGGCTACAGCATGAACAAGATTGAAGCCATTAATATTTTAGGGGGTGGTTTAACAACCACCTCCAAGATGCCATGCAAAAGTTTTAATTTGCCTGCATGGGAATGTAAAACCGGATCCAAGCTTGCCAAAGTTAAAGGCACAGTATGTTATGACTGTTATGCCATGAAAGGAAACTACCAAAGATTTCCAGCTATCAAGCAAGGACAATACAAAAGATTGGACGCACTCTTTAATGCTGGATGGGTGGATGCCATGGTTAGTATTATTGAAAGAGAAAAGAATAGTTACTTTAGATGGCACGATGCCGGGGACATTCAATCGAAGAACCATTTTAAAAACATATGCGATGTTGCCAAGAAGACACCGCATATTTTGCATTGGATACCTACAAGAGAACACAAAATTGTTAATGACTTTGTGAAAGATGGGAACACAATTCCAGATAATTTAATCGTACGCATAAGCGCAACTAAAGTGGATGGTAATCCACCATCTAATGCTATGCATACATCAACCGTGCACAAGGATAAAAAGGCCATTGGCTTTGCATGTCCGTCCAGTTTACAAGATGGCAAGTGCCAAGATTGTAGAGCATGTTGGGATACCAACATAAAAAACATTTCATACAAAAAACATTAGGAGGAAATATGAATATTGTTGATTTACTTGAATACATTTTACACGGCCAGGAACCGCCAAAGCTTCATGATGAAGATCAAGTTCCAGACAAATATGAGAATGTGCCCAGCACGAACGCAGATTATTTTGTTCAAGAAAAGGAGGACGCAGAATGACAGTCTTAGATCTAATACTATTACTAGAAGATTTTAATCCGCACGCAAAGGTATCTATTCATTGCTCTGACACTGGCAAAACCAAAGAAATTTTGTGCTTGCAAGAAGACGAAGATCCAGAACATGGAAATAATTTCATAGATATTGTTACGCAAAAATCTGAAAGGGAGGACGCAGAATGAGCGATATAGAAAAAATAGGTCATGTTGTCAGAATTGATACTGAAACAACAAATAAATTATCTAGATTAAAAAAAACATTAGGCATACCTAAATACAAAATGATTAATCTAGCTATTGAATATTGGCTACAAAATAATTCAGATGTTATTAATTTAGTTGAAACAAGTAATCTAAAAAAATCTGAAGTTTTATTTGAGTTATTAAAATTAAAACAAAAATCTAATGATTGAACGCACGTTTAATTTAATGTATATTAATTGTCTATAGAGAGGAGAAATTATGACGCAACACGCAGACAAGGTCGCACATCAAAGAAAGCTATTGAAGTTAGAGGAATGGCGCAAGGGAGTTAAATATATTCTTTCAGAAAGTAAAACTCCCGGAGGAGTCATTGAACATAAGACTGTTTACAATGATGACTCAGAGCTTATCGAATATCTACGATCCAAAAAGAAAAACAAAATCATTGAAAGTCCGCACACGGATGAAGAGCTTCTTTATCTAATGGAATGCGCAGAGCATGACTTCCAACGCAGATTATTCTTAGCGGCCTCGGGAAAGTAAATGGAATACAACCAAGAATACGCAAGCGATTATGTCATCATCATTCGAACCGGGGATCCAACATCGCACATTCCATTGTCGATTGGCTTCGGACCGTTCAAGATGTACGAGGACGCAGTCAGATTTATCGATCAATATTACATGGGAGAGCCAGTCATGGCAGAGATAATCCCATTGAACGCAGTGCTACCCAGCTCAAATATGTATGATGACATTGACTTTGTTCCAGATACTTCCAACAAAGTAGTAGATATCAATGTCGTAAAAATTAATTTCAAATCAGATAAAAAACACTAGGAGAAACCATGAAATTTAAAATAGAAAAAGACGTACCAGTACGCAAATTTAACTCACCTTTTTGTGAAGCCTTAGATCAATTAGAAGTAGGCGATAGCTTCGGCAATCTTACCAAGAAAGACATCTACAAATACCGCCCTAACTTCTATACCCCATACTTTGCAGATCGCAAGTTTAGCTTCAAGAAAGAAGACAACGGCAAGTACCGTGTATGGAGGATTGCTTGATGTCAATCTTACTCACCGTAATAGCAGCGGCCTTACTCGGACTGGGTGCATTTCTTATTGACTGCCATGACGATGAGTAAATTAAAACCAGAACACGCAAAGATTGTTTTTAAAGTTCCAGATGTTATGAATAAAAGCTATGCAGAATTAAAAGAGCTAGCCATAAAAGCAATCGAAAGCAATGACATTTACATTGAAATTATAAGTCCAATAAAAGGAGCAAAGAAAGTCTATGATTAGTTATCCTTGGGGTTGGTTCGACCCGGAACAATTGCCGTGAGCTTTGAGAAAGGCATAGCCGAGCTAGAAAAAATAGTCAATGACCTTGAGTCTAATGAGAATAGTCTTGAAGACGCCATTGATAAGTTTGAGAAAGGCCAAAAGATCCTTGACTATTGCAAGAAGAAACTCACAGAAGCCGAAGCCAAAGTAGCAAGCATCACTGGCACTACTCCTCCTCATCCGGATCAATCTCCTCAAAGTCAGCCTCAGACTCCTGATCCGTCAGATCCTCCAGACCTTTCATTTCTTGACTAGCATTATCCTCTATCACCTCCGCATGCCCGGTGATAATCTGACTCTCCGCTAACAGCTCCTGCAACCTGGCCTCGAGCTGTTCTCTGCTCATGCTATCAATCTTATGTATCTTCAGCTCCTTCTTATCCACCATAAGCCCAGCTAATTTCGCTCTGGCAATCTCAGCCGTGACCGCAGGTCCATACGAGCCATCTGCCAAGGCAACGTCCCGGATTTCTCCAAGCTTGGTAGCAATCCCTTCAAAAGTAATCTCGTTCTTCTTGCGCTGAATGGCCTTCAACTGCCTAATCTTTTCTTGCACATGCACATATTGCTGATCACTTAACAACCTCGTAGCAGCTACGCCGGGATTTTCATACCCAGCCAAATGCGCACACTTGGTTTGGTTGTAATCCTGATACACCATTAAGTCGACAAATGCCTCCTGTTTTTTTGTTAATTTTTTATCAATACTCATATCAATATCCTATCAAAATTCTTCTATAGAGTGACCTATCTCTAAAGAAAGAGAGTGTATTTATACACCTCTCTCTATAGTTCTCTATAGAGATGCACATGCGCACAGCTGCACGTACCAGTAAAATCAAGGGTTTCAGAGCCGTATGTGCGCATGTGCAGGCATGTGCAGCTGCACAACCGCACATACCAACAAAGTACCGTATATCAATAACTTGCACGAGGCATGTGCAATTTGCGATTTTCTCATTGCACAGCCGTTTACATACATACTTACTACATGCTTTATGATTTAGTGTCATACCATTTACCATGCTCTTTACCATGCTCCAATTAAAAGTGTCATACTCATTTCTAGACATTTGTTTTCTTTTCATCCTCCAATATTGCTAGTCCAATGTTCCTGATTATTTGAGGTACGATTGCATTGCCTAATGCTTTGAGTCGATGCACCCTGTCTGGGATACCATGCGCTACTCTTGGGATGCTAGGCTCTCGCTCGAATCCGTAATGTCCGTCCAGCCGGGAGGATAGCCCATCAGCCATTCCACCCACTCCGGGTTCAGTGTGCCCTTCTTGGGTTCGTCCTTGACTGCCATCGACAAGTTCACTTGCTTGCCCAGCGCTATTCTTCTCTGGATGGCTGGGTCGCTTAAGTTCCCCCTGTCCCTGTTGTCCGAGGCGTTCGGTGTCGGCCACATCTTTTCCTGTCGCATGTCCGTTATCGGATAACCGTACTTCACTTGCTCCGCTAGTGAGCCCGGAGGTACTGTCTTCCTGCCGCTCTCGTTGCGCATCTTCTCCCTCTTTTCCAGAGCTTCCTCCGATCTCTCTGATATGTTCGTTGCGCTTGGCGTCAGCCACATGTTGTTCTCCATCTCCTGCACCATCACCACGCCTGCTAGCTTGCTCTTGTCCGCTAGCTTCTGATAGTCCGTGTTCTCTCCCACGTCCTTGTGATCCCTCGCTGCTGGTGTTGGGTACATCTTGGCTATCCTCTCCTCCAGATTGCCTTTGTCCCTGCCTCGCTTCTGAATGTTCTCTATCTCCTCTGCCATCGCTGCCGATGCTCTCGGTGTTGGATACATCTGATCCACTACCGCTTCCATGAGCTGTCCCTGTTTCCTTTCTCTCTCCCTTAAGCTCAGTGTCGCTTCCACTGTCTGTGAGATTGTGTTCGGCGAGCTGTTCGGTGTTGGCCACATGAGATCCGGATGTGCTACCTGATCGTTCAAGCTGATCGGCATTCCCTTTTCCAACTTCATCTTCATGCGCTTCTCGCTTGACGGACCCCTGTCGCAGTGAGCGTCCGGGGTTCTCCAAGTTCTTTCCGATGATCCAGATTCTGTCTCTTCGGTGGGGCGCTTCGACACCGCAAGCTGGAATAATAAACGATTGCGTGGCGTAACCTTCGGCTTCCAAGTTAAGACACACATCATCGAGTGCCACATTGACGAAGCCACCAACGTTTTCGACAATGACCCAAGTGGGTTTTTTGTGTTTAACAATTTCAAACATGTACGGCCAGAGGTGTCGATCATCTTCCTTTCCTTTTTGTTTGCCTGCAACACTGAACGGTTGGCAGGGGATGCCTCCGCAGATGAGGTCGAATTCTTGAACAATTCTTTTTGGGTCATTTCCTAACTCCTTTAAGTCATTATAGATTGGCACACCTGGCCAATGCTTGTTTAATACCTTGCAACAAAACTCTTCCACCTCACAAAATGCTACGGTTTCAAAGCCACCTGTTGCTTCCAATCCGAGACTGAATCCACCAATCCCAGAACATAAATCTAATATCCTAATCTTTGCCATTCTTTTTAAACCACACTCTTATGTAATACTTTCTAACAATAGCTACCACGGTTAGCACAGATGCCTGCGCCAAAGATATGAGGAAGCTGTTATGCGTTACCATTAATAACAGAAACAATACCAGCCACACCAACGGCAAGTTAATCAAAGTCCCGGTAAGCGTATCCACCACTGCTTCTTTCATTGCTGCTTTGTCTAACTTATGCATCTCATTCACCATTAACATATAAAGCAATAATTGCGTAATGAATGATCTTTAATAAATCAGATCGTTGCCTGCCATCTTTCTTACCATACCGCATGGCATACTTCATGATGTTGCCAAGACAAAAACCTTCTCCATGTCCGGAGTCAATGATCATGTCAGTTGCTTGATACTTACCATTGGCATAGTGCTGATCATAAGTTTGATCAATATATTTTTTTAACTCATCAAGAGTTATGTCTTCTTTAAACTTATAATTAATCATGGCAGAAGCATGTCATCTGATCATCGTCTCCGAATAAATCTTGTTGCGTCTTGCTGATATCCAGCAGCTTTATGTAATTGGGTCTGTCTTTTCTGAATGTTGCACCTGCACCGTCACCAAACTTTTGTTCTTGTTTGATCCACCAATCGGCCATCTCAGGTCTTTCTTTTAATATTGATACCGTAGTATCCATACCTTTAAGAAAACATAGATCACAATTACCAGCAGGCGTCTTACCATTAGCATTAGTTAAATTCAAATCAAAATTTTGTTTCTTCCAGAATTCGCTGACATCTTCTACAGTATGCTTGGCATCGTGCATAGGCGTGATGTTCGTCCAAGCTTCGTATTGTCTGAGTGCACTAGCTACTCTTCTTGGTTCGTCATAGCGTAGACCAATAACGTTGTACCAATTTTTATAACCTTTGAGCTTTCTCATGAACCTTGACATGACTTTAATCTTCAGCTCGCTTGTGCAAAATCTTGTGACCGGGTTGGGTAAGTATTGTCTCCGATCCAATAACGCTTCAAAGGGCTCACCATTGCGAGAAGCTGTTTCGTAATCCACAATCTTGGTTCTATATACTGGCCGCTCTTCACCAAAGTACAGCTCCAACCAATGTATCTTGACATCCCACTTCTGTTCTATCTCATGCACAAAGTCCAATGTCTCTGGAGCTTCCTTGCCTGTGTTAGCAAACGTCACATGCACATCGTCAGGCAACTTACCACCGTGTGCCTGCAAGATATTCCACAGCATGAATGCTGAAGTTCTCCCACCGCTAAAACTAATTAAGGCTGGTCCTTCGATTTTGTACGGGTTTCTATCCATTCTCTTTCTAACTCTCCAACAATATCTTCGTGCATCTCATGCAATACACCAAAATATTTTTTATGAAAATCATTTTTGTCTTGTGTTCTATGTGCATGTTCTTTGAGTCTGCGTATTGCATCCAGCAATATCTTTCTTCTCTTGTCTATCTCAGCAAACATGACTTTCGCTAATGGCTCCAATAAATCATTCATGCCATGGTCTCTTCATTTCATTATCGGCCAAGTAATACCATGTGTTCTTTCCTGGTACGTTATGATTCTTCACTCTCTCTCCTAAATACTTTTGTATGTAAGATACTGCGTACCTAGCGGCTCTCTCCCCTGAAGCCATGTCAGATTCTCTGAGAGCTTTACGAGCTAGCAGTTCTAGTTCTTGTCTAGTATAGAACTTATGTTTGTTCATTGCAGCTGCTACTACTCGCGCTATCTCTACTTCATCCGGACCTTCTTGTGCATCTACCACTCTGAAGAATCCTTTCTCGTAATCAAAGTATGCTAGATGTTGATCAGGTTCTCTTGCGTTCCTTGCTTCATAGAAAATATTAATGTTAGGTTTCTTACCTGAAAGCTTGACACCTGAGTCCATCCATCCTGCAAAAGCAGAACCGCCACGAGCTGACATAAACGACAAGTCGTCTGCTCTTTCTTTACCTGTATGGTGAGCAATGATGACAGCTACATTAAATAGTTCTATTAGTTTATCTACACGAGAAAGCATTTGATGTATCTCTGAGTTAGAGTTCTCCTCTCCATCAAAGAAGTTAATGATAGGGTCGATCATAACAATGTCAGGTCTGTGATAATCAATACTTTCTGCAATAGCATCTATGTCTTTGTCTTTCATGAGGTTCTTGCGTAACCTCCCAGAAGCAATCAAGTTTGCCTTGCCTATCTCCATCAACTCTCTGTCGTGCATGAACGGTTGATAATACATATCAATCCTTTGCTTTAAGAATTCATGAATGATCTCTGCTTGTAGCCACATGACTTTTAATGGCCTACTGAATTGTTTGTTCATAAACTCTGTGCCTGTAGTTGCACTAGCAGCGAACGCTCCGAGCCAATGAGACTTACCAATCTTTGGTTTACCCAAGAGCAACACTCTTGATTGTTGAAAGACAAATGCATCTCCCCAAAACTGTTCGATGCGAGATGAATCCATGCCATCCCAAAAAGGATCTGCAAAACTTTTGAGTCCAAGCGGATCTCTTTCAACTGTGCTTATTCTTTCTTGTGGAGCATCTTCGTTAATCTCTTTGAGTTCATCAGCGAGCTGTATCTGCCATTGACTTGTCTTCCAATTTAATATCCCTGCTTCGTCTTCTGGATTTCTCTTCAAGTGCCCAGTGCAAATACTGTTTACGGTTTGCAATACTTCTTGCACACTCATAGGAGGAGTGTTGTCTTGGTTCCAATCCAATGACTTGAGTATGACTTCACGCATACCCCAACCTTCTAGTATCCATTTGCCTA